GGCAGCAGGCGGAATACCGGATTGCCCCATATACCTGGCACTACGTCCATTGCCAGCATCATCGCGGTGCGGATCTGGAAATGGAAATCAGCCATTTCAATAGAGACGTCGCGGATACCGTGGAAGACACTCAGACCAAAGTGGAAGTTGTAGATGTAGCAGCCCACGTCACCGGAGCCGTCCGGCAGCTGAAGCAGGAACTGCTGCACGTCTTCCCGGCCATCGTGGAAATCGACGCGCTCTTTCAGGTGGTTATACAGCGCGGTTGTCTTAAGCAGATCGTTAGCCGTCTCAGCGCGCTGGCGGCGCTCATCGCCTACAACCTTATCCGCGATGTTCAGTTTGCTCTGTAAGTCCTGGCGTTTAACGCTTTCCTTTTTGCGGTCAGCGCGCATTTGCGAAATGGTTTTGTCCCGCTCGTTCAGGTCAGTTGCCAGGCGTTCAGGGTGCTTACGGCGATACTGCGAGTGCTCCTGATTCAGCGTGGCTAGGGCCAGCTGTGCGGTCGTCAGGGCTGACTCCATATTCTGCAGCTTCGTTTCCGCTCTGATTGCGCGGTTCTCTGCTTCCAGCATGCTTTCTTTTGCCGCGTCTCTGGCTTCTTCAATGGCGTTCTGCGCATCGAGACGGATTTTCGTTACTTCGTTATGCAGTGCGGACTGCACGGCCAGCTGCTGCTGTACCTGCTCCAGCGCTTCTAACATCAGATTGTAGGTATCCGCTTCATAATTGAGGCGCATACCGATATCGATCTGGATCTGCTCCAGCGCATTAGTGCAGTTATCAAGAAGGCGCAGCTCCAGGTCATCGAGCGTCAGGCGTTTACGGACGGAATTAAGCTGGCCGTAGGCGGTGACAAAGGCCTGGTGAAGTACATCGTCATCAACGTTGCATTCAGGGAGATTTTGCAGCTGCTGGAGTGGAGCGAGAGTAGTCATAATGTGTTATCAGATCCGCGTGTTATTTGCGGCGGATGATAACCCGAAATTGACCACTGTCTAAGAGTTTTCTTAGATTTCAATTAATGATTTAGGGGGGGGGGTAGCTGGTGGCATTGTTCCGGACTCTGCCACCAGCAAAGGATTACAGCAGTTTCAACGCCGTTATGACTAAGGCAGCAGCAGTGACGATCATCAATACGTTCAGCAATACAGAGGGTACTTTGATATCGCCTGACTCATACTCTGCCTGCGTCATCCGCCCCAGGTAGCTATGCGAGACCAGTACTGCGTTTTCGTCAAAGCTCAGCGTAGCCCGAACGTTCTCCAGCGCCTGACGGGATATCTGACGTGTGGCCAACTGGACAACCCCGGATCGCATCTTACCGTTATCACCCATGTAGCAAATCGTATGATAGTGAAATGGCTTATTCTGGCCCATCAGGCGACTTCCACCCAGTCAGTTACGCGCATATCATTAATGCTCAGGTCGTGCATTTCCACGCCGCCGTCCGGTCGGGTCAGCATCAGCACGTCACAGCCTTCATGCTCCTGCTCAAGCGACACAAAATAACCCGCCTCCCACGCTTCCCGACGCATCAGCAATTCCGGATCTTCTTTCATTCTCAGTAAGGCCTGGTCGTAGCTGCACGTAATGGCACCGATTCCAATTTTGCTCAAACCTTCGATCTGTGCCGTTGTCATGCGTCCGCGTCCTTCTGTTAATGATTTTCTCAAGATGTAGCTAATCCCCTTCACGCCGCCGAAATAATTCAGCTGGCGGTTGCTCATGCCGCTGCGCGTCATAAGCTCCTGCTTCGGTACTTTGAAAATGCCGACGTCCATAGCAATGTCGGCAAAAACCGAAAGCCCCCGTCCCAAGCTGTTTCGCGTCTTATTACGGCGCGCATACTGCTCGAACGTGGGGCATCCGGTAAAAAATTGCGCATCAAAAAGCACTTATTCGCTCCAGAATCCGTCGTTCTCATGTGCTGGCATTACTTCACCTGCTTTAAGAACCGCATACTGTTCCATCACGCTGATTGTTTCTTCAGGTGAAAATGATAAAAGAACGTAATACCCCTGCTCCTTAAGGCGACGCATCCACGTCACCTGATGCTCTGAAGGCATACGCTTACCGTGTTTCTGCTCTACACGCATTCCGTGATAGACGCCTGCCAGTATTTCCAGGGACATATCCGGAACGCCCCGCTTTGCGCCTTCAGCCTCAATTGCTGCGGCGGTCGCCTTTAAGCGAAATCCTCCGTTAGGTACGGCAAACAGATGGTCATAAATAACCCTGTTGTGACGGTGAAAATGGTCAAAGATTCGAACCTGATCGTAATGCTCTTGCCTGCCTTTGCGCAGATCGGGATTTTTGACGAGAGCGGCCAGCGCTTTTGCGTGAACCGATATTTCAATAACTGCCGCCAACCATGCAGACGCTTTGCCGGATTTTACCGACGCTCCGCCAGCAGATTTTTCTGCTGTTCTGGTGCGGTTTTTTTGATTTTTTTTATAAGAGTGCAACCACTCTTCACTGAAGCGCATATCCGGATTTGCCAACCGATGATTAATTAGTCTAAAAGATGGATCTGCGTTGGGGGGTATTTTTAACGCTGAGACGGGAAAAAACAAGCCTGTAATCTACATCTTTGAAAGATAGTCATTACAGGCAGTTACCTTTTTACTGGTGAGCCATCCACATGAACGCCAGGGTATAGATAAGACCGATTGTGCTAAGGCAAAGTGTGACGAATCTGCCGATCACATTAGAAAAAGGCGTGACTTTTGCCGTAATAGCCTTGTTTGAGGTGGCATTAACAAAATCACGCTGCGCAAAGTTTTTCATGTTATATTCTCTCTGTTGTGCGCAGGGGTGTACGTCGCCAAACTGAACCCCTGCAAAAGTGAAAGCCCGGCCATATGGTCGGGCTTTTTCTTGGTCGCCGCCTTATCTGCTTAATGCAATCTAAGGGTTTTCTAATTTACCGTCAATTAAAATCACGACTTTTCGTCACTTTTCATCTGTGGCAAGGCTTCTCCGGCATTTTTCAGACGTGCTAATGCGTCCTGTAGTGCGAAAATCCAGCTACTTTTATCCAGTTCCCGTACCCGCTTAACTCTCTCCTGTGTGTAAGGATTAATAACCCAAACCCATGTTTCACTATTCTGGCGATCTCGCATCGTAAATACCCCAGTTGGGGGGTAAAAACTCAGCTCAGCGCCATTCACATAGGCATAGGCTTCCAGCTCCTCCAGCTTAAGGTGTTTATTCTCTCGCGGCACGGTATCTCCTAAAATCTTCTTTTCTCTATGGATTCATCATAGCTGACGTACATGTAAGGTTCAGTATCATCTGCCGACGGCATTACAGGAAGCAGATGCACCGCGCTGAATACGGCATCATTTTCTGTCCGGTCGTCAGCGTACAGGTGCGCAGCTATGACCGTCAGAGCAGGACGTGAAAGCGAGTATATTTCAGCTACATCACTTTCAACTATCTGCCCAAATTTAGTAGTAGCACGCTCCAGCAATAACGTTTTGACTGCAGGCCACCACGGGCCAAATGCCCGATACGCAAACCTTGTACTGCTGACGCGCTTTACTAAATTTTCCAGATAGTTTACTAAAAATACTTCTTCGGTACGCCCGTCCAGCGCCAGTGGTAGCAGGCTTTCAATGTAAGTCTCAGTTGGCTTGATGGTATCAATCAGTGTGGTCATATTAGACGGCCCTCGCGGGCCGCTCCTGAATTATGCGTTTACAATATCGCTGCGTAACGCATCGAGATCATGGGAGGAAGGGATAAGCCAGGCGGCTTGTGTGAACTCGTTTCCGGCTACCGGATCTTCTTCAAAGTTCCAGAATTTCGCGCCGTATTTCTCCTTTATGAGGTCACGCACTGCTTTACGCTTGAGTACCGGCGTGTCGCTGGTATCCGTCAGCACGTAGGCACCACCAGCCGGGAAGTCGATTTTAAAGGTGCGGTTCCTCCACTTGCGCGAAGCCACCAGCTCCTGCTCGTTTTTCATGACCTGGAAGCCATCGGACTGCTTCTGTACCTGTGCGGTGCGCACGGTCGTTGCCGCTGCCGCTGCTAGTCTTTGAGCCTCGTCGCGGCGCGCCTTCACAGCATCAGGTGACAGCTTGCCGGTAATCATCCCTTTGTAGTCATCCCACGTTACAGCGTAATCCCGGTATCCGCCTTTCTCTATCTGCTCCAGCCACACATAAACCTCATTTAACCGGCTCATAATGGCGGAGGATGAGGTAAACGTTTCGGCACTGATCGCTGCTTCATCGAGCGCGCCCAGTGAAACGCCGGCACGCAGATAAACTGCCGCAGGCGATTCGGTAATGGTGGCCGGTCGTGTAATGTCAGATTGTGCGTCAAACTTTGACTTAACCAGCAGCACAGCAACCCCTGCCTGGCTGTCACTTTCGCTCATCTGGCGGAACTGCTGCAGCGCCGCGGCGGCATACTGCTCTGTCAGTGACCTGATTGCCTGCATCTTGCCGTCGGCCATCTCGTTACGCAGCTGATCGAATATCACCTCATACTCGTTACGGTTGGAGAAACCTTCCATACCGTTACGGAACTGGCGAACACTGATCACGTTGCTCCAGTAGTAACGATCCTGCGCTGCGCCCAGGAAAGCGGCGTGCGCTTCTTCATCCGTTGCGCCGGTCATCGTCCGCTTTCTGGAGTCGTTTGCTTCAAACTCAGCCACCAGCCGCTTAAAGACTTTAACCACGTCCGACATGCCCGCCTGCTTCCCGTAAGCCTGCAATGCCGTGTCGTAGTTGCGGCCAAACATCGCCTTAAAGAAACCCTGCGCGCTGTAGATGTTGTTATCCACGCTGTACTGATAAAGCTCGCGCTTAAGCTGCTCGTCGCTGTGGTCCGGATACAGCCACGTTTCAGCCGGTCGCTCTTCGCTGGCGCTGATCGTGCCGCTGAGGTAAGCCAGTTTCAGCCTGCCGTCACTGTCGCGGTACAGCCATCCGTCTGTGCGCACATTCAGGACGCCCGCGTGAATGGCCGCGTAGAAGTCAGCACGGCTCAGCGTGTCAGCCAAGTCTGTCGGCTCGATGCCTTTCGCAGCTGTCTGGAGCGCTTTTGCCTGGTCACTGGTGATATCCACGCGATCGCCCACCAGCGCAGACGGCATTTCAGCAAAGCCGCCTACGTTCGGACCGGTATAGCAGCGCAGCGGCTTATGGATAAGCTCTACCTCAACCGTATTTTTCTCCGGGAAGAATTTACGAATCTGGAATACGCCCTTTTCTTCGCGTTCATCGTTGAGCCAGATTTCATATGTCGCGCCAATTCGTAGCAGCTGGCCATCAGGCAGTTTCATGTACTGCTCCGGGGCGCGCAGCACGTCCGGATCGACTTCAAGTGTGCCTGACTTAATGGCGCGCTCTACTTCCCCGCGGGAGCGCTTGATGGTGCTGGCCGCACTTTTGGAACGAGTGAGTGCCTTACGTGCGCCGCCCAGCTCCTGCTCCAGCTTCTTCTGCTTCGCCAGGCCATCACGCAGTGCAGCACGCGCTACGCGACGATCCTGACCGCGCCATTGATCCGCTGACCGTTTGCCATACTTCTCAACTTCAAGGTTATAGGCGGCTTCAGCTTCGGTGACATCCTCGCGAAAGCCATCAACATCGCCGTTGATCGCATCAAAGGCAGCAGACAGCTTGGTAATGTTGTCTTCCAGTACTTCTACGGGGGTAGCAGCCGCAACGCTTGCCTTCAGGTAGATATCCAGCGCGGCAGCGGCTTCACGCTCGGCCTGCTGGCGGTCCGCTTCACGCTTAGCTTTCAGCTGTGCATCCACGCGAGCGCGGCGCTCTTCCGGGTTAGCGGCCAGCAGCAGGCTCTGCTCTTCTTTGGACTCCACATCACCGTTTCTGATGCTGGATACGTCAGATTTCATGACGTCGTTGATCCAGTTTTTCTTGCGCTGCAGCGTCTCCAGGCGGAACTCGTCAAATGACCCTTTGCCACAGTAGTAATGCACGCGCATGGTGTCGCGCTCAGAGCCCACGCGGGCGCCGCGTCCGTTACGCTGGTCGATACTTGCTGGCGTCCAGGGGAGTGTCAGATGGTGCGTATCGGCGGTGCCTTTGTGCAGGTTGATCCCCACTTCGGCCTTTTTATTGCAGATGATGATTGGCGTGCGGCCTTCGTTGTAGTCGGCGGCGATCCCTTCCATACCGGCCAGCGAGGCGTCACTCATTGCGGCCTGATAATCCTCATAGCGCGCCAGATCCTGATAATACTTGTCCCATGCACCGTCCTTAAAACTGCCGTCCGCTTTCTCCACCGGCTCAACCGGTTTCTTCACGGGCTTCACTTTCACGCCGGACGCCTGGCTGACTGTTGTAGCGTTGATAATGCCTATCTGCTGCTCTGTCAGGCCCAGGGCGCTGGCGATAATGCGGCGTAGCTTGTTGTGCTGGGACTTCTCATCCATGAAAATGATCTGCTTACCGTCCGGCAGGCCTGCCTTCAGGTTCTCAATCAGCGCGGCATACTTTGGCGGTACCGGGTGTGAGACGTTTTGCATACTGATACCGGCAGCAGCGATTGCGTCCAGTACCTGCTGCTCCAGCGTGTCGCTCACCACCAGCTCCACGACGCCCCCGCGATCCTTCAGCGTGGTTTTGACTACCTTGCTGGTGCGCGTATCGGTAAGGCCGGTTTCCGCATCCTCAGCTGTCTCTTCATCATCACCGGCAAGCAGCTGGCCACCGGCCTCACCCGGCAGCGCACGCGCCACCTGTTTCGCTAGTTCTACGTCCTCTTCACGGAAGCGGAACGTGATAGCGGAGCGGTACAGGTCCGGATCGATTACCACCTTATCCATGTCGCGGATAACAGAGAAAATGAAATCGTCGTCGTTCTGCACAATGGAAATGTGGCCGTCACCATTGTCCTGTACGATTTCCTTCTGCCCGATACGGCTGGCGCGCACGCGGAGCTCTTCATAAAGCTCCTTCTGGTCCCGCGTCATCGGCACGCCAACGGTTTTCTCGTCGAGGCCTGGGATCTTCACGCTGTCTTTCACGTCAGCAGCAGATTTAAGCGTCGTCCAGCGATGGAAGATGCCGCGCAGACCATCAAGGTTTTTGAAGCCTACCAGCCCCTGCTTGTCCTCCAGTTCGCCTGAAATCTTCTGGACAGTAACAGTGTCGGTTTCACCGAATACGCGCACAAAGTCATCCGGCGTCAGTATCCCCATCGCCTTCCACTCATCCAGCGACACGACGTGTGACAGCATGTTAAAGGCGTCAATCGGTGAGTTAACCAGCGGCGTTGCGGTCAGCATAACGACGCCGCGGCCGTTGTACTTTTTCATCATGTACTGGCTTTTTACGGCCATATCGCGGGCAATCTTGGAGACAGACGGATTAGGCAGGTAGGCCAGCTGGCCTGCTTCGCGTCCGGCGCTGTGCGAGTTGCGGTAGTTATGCCCTTCGTCTGCGATCACGCTGTCAAAGTGCATATCCTCAAAGTAAGGGATCTGGCTCTTTTTCTTCGTGCCGGTATCGGCGGCTTTGTCGCGGAGTTTGTTACGGGACGTGGCGGCGCGGTGCGTGGACTTCATCAGGTCCGTGCGGCCATTCTCAATCTGGTTAAAGACTGCCTGGCTGGAGTTTTCCTCAATAGTCTCCGGGCGCATCGGGATATCGCCAAACTGCTCTTTAGTCATTACCACGGCGCGGTAGTTGGAGACCGGGATCATGTTCATGCGCTCAAGCACAGTGGCGGCCGCGGACTCTTTCACCACATTACGCATCACCGGCTGGCCGTCTTTGTCCAGTTTCGGCTCGTTGTTCTCGTCACGCTCCTGGGCTTGCATGATCTGGCCATCTTCACCGCGCACTTCATCCAGCCCGACAAACAGCATGTTCTGGAAGGCTTCGGCACTGTAGAAGCTCTGCGCTTCGTGATACCAGTTCTGGAGGACGGCTTTCGGCACGACGTAAACGGTACGCTTACTGCGCCCTACCTCGTAGTTGTAGGCTTCCAGCGCCAGCGCCGTCGTGGTTTTACCCAGGCCTGTTCCAAAGCCCATGATGCCGCGGCCGTCTTCTGACAGGCGCCGGACTTCGGCATTCTGATAGCTCAGCGGGAGACGTTTGCCGCTGATCTGCTGCAGCTGCAGCGAGGAAGAAGAGTGCTCAAACGGAACGTAGCCGTTAAAGGCGTCGTTGTAATCACTGACAACGTTTTCCACGTCCGGATGCGTGCGAAGCCAGTCATTGAAATGCGACTCCAGCTCACTGATTCGCTTCAGGTACACATTGGCGTTTACCCCGCGTGGCTTCACGCCGTTGAGGTAATTTTCCAGCTGGTTGTAGAAGCCGTCTTTGTAGCTGGCGCGCTTGAACTCGGTCACGCCGCCTTTGCTGGTGACAGATCGAACCTGATAGCCAGAGAAAACGCCGTCCTTGCCCGCGTAGTTGTCTTCTGCGGTCAGATAGCCATTGTCGTTTTCCAGATCCTGCGAGTATTTGAAGTCATCAAAGCCCTGCTCGATCAGGAACTCTTTGATCAGGCGACGGTCCAGCCAGCGGGCATTGAGGTTTACCGTAATGTCTTCAACCGGCGTGTGCTTGCGCTTCTCGTTAATGGCTTCCAGCTGGCGGACATAGTTCGCCTTTACCGGGCCGTCCGGCGCATCATCAATCAGCCCCGCCAGGCGGGAGACTTTGCCACGCACGTTGCCGCTGGTGGCGCGTGCCAGCGGCATGATGTTGCCGTTGCCATCAAGGGCGATCTCCGGGAACGTCGCCAGGTGCGCCAGTAGCGCGTCGTCATCTTCCGGCAGCTGGCCGGTAAACGCGGCACGGAAAGCGGCCAGCGCAACCGGGACCATATCAACGTCGCTGAAAAGGTGTGATACCACCTGCTCCGGGCTGGAGAAATCGACTGCCACGGCTTCGCTGCGGTCAATTGTGCCGTTCAGCAGCGCTGACAGATCGCCCTCACGGCTCACGTTGGCCTGAAAACTCAGCCAGCCTTTCGCGCTGGCGTCAGACAGCCCCGCCAGTTTCAGGCCTTTCGGCGTGCCGTACTGGCCCACTTCTTCGCTCACCAGGCGGGCAGCGTCGGCAATGATGCCGCTGGCGTCGCCGCCCAGCATCTGCGTATTCAGCGCGTCATTGATACGCAAACCGATGATCGAGGCACGCATAACGCGCCAGCGGTGGCCCGGTTTCTGCTGCATGGCGAAACGGATCGCAGCATGGGTGCGATCGTCAAACAGCTGGGGGTATTCGATGCTGGCGGCGTACAGTTCGCGGCTATCGAGCGACAGCATGCCGTTAATGGTGCGCGTTTTTGTCTGGAGATCGCCAAACGTGGCCGCGCCGAACCGGTTCGCATCAATCCCACTCGATGCCGTGGTGGCGTCTTTGATAAACCGGGTGCCGTCGTAGGTGTGCCAGACGCCAGCCAGGAGGCGCTTATCGCCTTCAACCGGCGACTGCCAGACAGCAGCAGCAGTACCCAGCTGATCCCAGTCAATGCGGCTGTCAAAGCGGCGTGACAGTGCGGCCTTCATGGCCTCATTAGTCAGCTGGCCATCTTTTTTGACCACCAGAATATTATTGAAGTCAGATCGCTCGGTTTCACCGTGAACAAAGCGACGGCCTTCGGTTTCAAACCACTTGCCCCGGATGAACGTTGGCCACAGCACGCTTGCCGCCTCAAGAGACTGATCATCGCTGTCATGAACCAGCTGAGTCAGCGCCTCGGTATGCTTACGCAGTACCCACACATCCACCACCGTTGCGGTGCCGCTTTCGGCAAAAGTGCCGGACGGCATGCGATGCGCGCCCAGGAACTCCGCCACGCGGGAGACGCGATCGCGCAGCTTCTTGTTGTTGCCGCCGCCGTCGGTCATGCCGTTAGGAACCACCAGCACCACCAGCCCGCCGTACTTCACCTTGTCGATGGTGCGCATCACAAAGTAATGGCCAACGTTGGTTTCATCGCGGTAAGCCGGGTCGAGCTCGGCAAAGCCTGTGCGCGAGTCGCCAAACGGCACGTTACCTACGGCGTGGTCATAGCTGTTATCCGGCACGGATGCCGCCAGCTTCTCAAATGCGCCCAGGCGAACATCATCCTCCGGGTGCAGCAGCTGGTTGATACGTCCGGACGTGTCAGAAATCTCTGCTGACGTCATCATAGCGCCAGCTGGTTTTGTCTCCTGAAAAACGCCGGTACCGGCTGACGGCTCCAGCATGTGACCGCTGGTAATACCGTAATCCGAAAACAGATCCCATATACCCTCGGCCATGAATGGCGGTGTGTAGTACTCATACTGACTGCCGCCGCTTCCTTCCAGACCGCCCTCACCGCTGTAGCCCGCCAGTACCCGGCGCTGTTCATCAGTCAGTTTGTTGCCGTCGAAGCCCTGCGGCAGTGAGTTAAGCAGTGCGATCGCATTGTCGTTTGCACTCCGGCGCTCACGCTGAAGACTCACGCCTTCACGCTTGGTCACGCCAAACGCGACTACGGTCCGCTGTTTGTGCAAGCGCATGACCAGCCGGATCAGTTCCTCAACCGATCCCGCCTCCTGCACCGCCCTGTTTGCTGGATTTTCCACTGTGTAACTTTCCCTCAGATTGCATAAAGCGAATATGCTTTATTTGATTCTAAAGGTTTATTAAATAGGGCGTATAACTTTGGCTACTAAAAAAAAGGCATTGTCTGTTTTAGGCGCACTGAGGCAGGCATTCCGGGGCGCTGCAGCAGATGCACCGCAAAGCCTCGCCTGGACTAACGGGCAAAACGTGGTTGTCTCTCGCTCCGGGCTGGCGGCAATGGCATACAACGAGGGGAAGGCGGGGGAAATGACCTCTGCCGGCGACAGTCTTTACCTGGGCGCGGAGCTGCCACTGGACCGGCTGCAGCGCTATGCGATTCTGGAGGAAATGGCTAACAGCCCGACGTGCTCAGCCGCACTGAATATCCACATTGGCCACGCACTCGCGCCGGACAAAAAAACCGGTCTGGCGTTCTCTATCGTGCCGGTTGATCCGTCTGACGCAGAAGGCACGGCGCGGGCTAAAGAATTGCAGGACGATCTCGGCGCGATGATTAACCGGCATCTGCCGTCGCTGGCTATGACCATGGCGATTTTCGGCGTCTCCTATGTCCGCCCCTATGCCCGTACCGGCAAGGGGATCACCAGTCTGGAAAATAGCTATTACTCGCTGCCCTACTTCATTCAAGAGTTTTATAAAGGCGATCAGCTGGTGGGTTTTGGCGGTGATTACGTGCTGGCACCTGATACCCATACCCGCACACTGTCTACGCCGTGGTCACTGGTCCCGATGAAAAATCCGTACTGGACGCCCACGCGCAACGTTCAGCCTGTGACGTCCGGGAATCGCGGTTACTCTCTGCTGTCGGAGGAAGAAGATAAGGAGGTTGCGGAGACGCAGAACTATGGCACCAGCTTCCTGGCGCATGCCTATGAACCCTTCCTGAACCTGGTCGGCGCGCTGAATGCGCTGAAGGCAACGCGCTATAATGCCGCAAAAATTGACCGCCTGATTGCCCTGACTACCAACTCACTCGATCCGGTTGTAGGCGCGAACTATACCCGCACCGTATCGCAGACGCTTAAGCGCCATGGCGAAGCGCTTCAGAAAAAAGCCGTGAACGGTAACACCATGCCAACCGTGATGAACCATGTGATCCCGGTGATGGGTGATGGTAAAAACGGTATTACGATTGATACGCAGTCGATACCCGCCGACATTACCGGCATTGAGGACGTGATGTTTCACCTGCGCCAGCTGTGCGCCGCGCTCGGTATAGACTCAACTATGCTGGGCTGGGCCGATCAGATGGCTGGCGGACTGGGTGAAGGCGGCTGGATTCAGACGGCCATTCAGGCGGCACTCCGGGCGCAGTGGCTGCGACAGGGTGCGCAGGAAATGATTTACCGACTGATCGACATTCACCTGGCGTTCAAATACGGCAAGGTGTACCCGGTTAACGATCGGCCCTATGTCGTGCAGTTTAACTCCATGAACACCGCCATTCAGGAAGAAGAAAGCCGCGAAATGGACGCCCGCGCCAACTTCATTACCCTTATGGTGCAGGTCATGGACGCGCTACAGGCCAACAACAAGCTGGCGGAAAATGACACGTTCATGCGCTACCTGTTCAGCGATCAGCTGAAAATGGACGGCGGCACGCTCGACAAGATGCTGGCGGAATTTGAGAAGAGCAGGAAGAAAGCGGATGCGCAGGAGGATGAAGGCGGCAGCGGAATGATGAATGAATCCGCGCCTGACGGCTCCGATCCGGCCAGCTGGACGCATGAAGAGCTGGTGGCATTTGCGCGTTACGTGACGACACCCGGCAGCTGACAACCAATAAAAAAAGGCCGCACGCCACTTTCAGGGGGTGTGCGGTTGATAAAAATCTTATCAATGCGGATATACCTGGATGACAAAAACAGAGGTGCTGTGCGTAACGAAATTATCATTCGGAATTGGTACTATTCATGGCTATCCATAACCCGTAATAGCGACAGATGAATGTATGTAAAATTTATATAACAACCTTTTTCACATTAGCCCGTCTGCGTTAACAAAACTTAGCATTTTAGTTTTACTTTTAAAAACATTTTTTAACGAACTATAGATTTACCCTACACTAATTATTAATCGCGTTGTTTAAAACCTCACCATTCAGCAACATGTAAGTGACTGAATTTAAATTTTCACTTCATAAATATATAGCCAATTCAGCATAATTTTTGAGAATAATGCCAGACCAAAAAAACCATATAGAGTTAAGCCTTACAAGGTTGTACTTCCCGGTGTTATCTAATTTCCATGGACAAAACAAGAGGTAATTTTGCCCGGATAATTAAAATGACTATTACTGGCTTAGTAAATCACGCTGATTATTAATAAGCGTTATTACATGAATACTTGTTAACGTATTAATTGCAGGAAAAAAAACCGCACGCAGGTAAGCCTTCATGCGGTAACAGACAGCCAGTTATCAGGAGACTGTTTTTGTGGTATCAGATGCAGCTAATCAGGCCAACTGCAAACAAAGTGCTGCACAGCAACAGCTTCAACACCTTTTTTAATTCTCACAACCTGCTGCGGGCCGTGCTGCGGCTGAGCCATTGCGCTCTTCATTACGGCTGCTGCTGGCATAACTTTTGCCCCCCCATCGGACTGGCATTTCTGTGTCGCTATCACTACCTCCGGTTTTGCTTTAGACACAGGTCTCTTTGTATTTACGGTGCGCCGTTTCTGGCTGAGGCTTGCGAACTGCTCTTTACGGGCATCAGCCTGTTCGGGGTTCTGTTTCTTGAGACATACCGGGCAGTGTTCAGTATTACGATGATGTACCACCGCTACTGTCATTGCCTGCTGCGACGTATAGAGGGTGCCGATAAAAGTCCGGCTTTCAGGCGATTTCGGGAGTAAGTTACAGCCTTCCCGGTGCAGCAGCGTGCCGCTTTCATAATGAAAAGACACGTAGTATTTCTTTGCTTTTAACATGTAAATTCCTTAAGCAAGGATGATCCTGATTATACAGGGAAAGGATAGTGATATTGATTCTTATTATTAATATTAAATTGCGGGCAGACACTACTATATATTCAGCCTGGTACTGACATATATACGCCCGAAAGAGACGATCTGGCAAGCGGAGTTATTTAAACTGAATTAACCGCTGAAACCTGAATCAGCTCTAATTTGCGACACTATGACAAATTGCCGATTCAGTGTAGCAGCGAAATGACCTGCCAGTCTGACGATAGAATATCTTCAGGCGTAGGATCATAGAAAAATAGCGCGCCCGTTTCACCCATGACGATAAATGTCTTCTGGCTGTCAGCGTCATTCTGAGTAAAAACGTGAACGGGTGTATTACCCCATTTGGCACGACGGCAGATGACGCTTTCAGTCTGGCTGATAGCGGTCATAGCACGCTCAAACAGTAGTGTCGCCGGGGGTGGCGTGTCGGGGATGTCAGGCATGAAATGCTCCTTGTGCGAAAAGAAGCGTCACTACAGGAGGTTCCAATCTCCGGGTGGTGACGTTGACAGGGTTGGAACTACCGGTGCACAAGAAAACCGGCCTACCCGAAGGTAGCCCCACCAACGCCACCATAGATACGCCCGGAGTAATCCGGACGTGGTAGCGCCGAAGGCACAATGTGCCAGTTCTCATGCTTTTTCAGGGTTCCAAGCCTGGCCGCTGGATCTCTTCAGCGGCGCGCACACTATAGCCACCGTGCTGATAAATTCAATATGTCTTATGTGAAATTATCCACTGGTCAATAGATCCAGCCATTATTAAAGAATCACTAACCCCATAAATTACAACCTTTCTACCATCCTTTCGTGCAGGCAACCGCCAGCACTGCCGCCGCTTTACGGGGCATCCCATAGTAATTAAGAGGAAGTTATGGAAGCACTCCGCACGGTAACGGATCGTTTTTCCCTGATTGATAAAATCCGCCGCTTTACTCCACAGAATGACCGCAATTACCTGCTGCGATCGGTGCGCGAAACGTTCGCCAGCCCCGAAACTCAGGAGCGCATTCAGCTGGGAGAAATGTTCGGCTATTACGGCCACGGACGTCGCGCCGCCTATTACGCGAAGACCGGACGGCTAAACCTGCCGGAATTTGCAGTCGTCATGATTGACGGTAAGCCGGTCACGCTGGAAAACGTACCATCAAACCGCACGCTGGAGGCCAGCGTGGATGATAACGGCATCGTGACTCACGTTCAGGAGATTCTGGACACCGAGCCTGGCAACATCGTTGACGGCATGAACCGTTCCCGCGCTGGTGGCTGGTCTTGGGCGACTGGCGGCGACGATAACGCCATTTCAAAAGTGACCAGCTTTCACGGCTTCGACTACGTGACCAATCCGAACTATATCAGCCAGGATCACCCTGCACTGCTGCTGGAATCGGCCAATGAACGCGCCGACGCCATTCACGCGGGGCTAATGGAAAAGGGGTATTCAGAAAATCAGGCGGCTGACATTATCCAGCACTTTGAAACCCTGCGTAGCCAGACGGCCATGCTGGAATCTGCGGATTCTTCGCTGCTGGAATCGGCGCTCCACATCGAGCACGGCAAGCGTCTGGAGCTGGAGGAACGTCTGCGCAGCGCGCAGCTGATGATCGAGAGTGCAGGCACCGTGGCAAAGGCGCGACGCCGGATTATGAAGGATGCGCTGGCTAACATGCCGCTGTTTTTAAGTAAAGCCCAGCAGGCGGCATTATGCCGTATGGATACGCCTGAAGATGCGCAGATTGTCGCTGCAATGCTGGAATCAATCGGCACAAATGCGACGGCAACACTGCCAATCGGATCAGCCCACCAGCACACATTACCACAAACGCGCCCGCCAGCTGTGGACTCAACACCACTGCTATGGATTAACCCAAAATAATAAGGCAAGAAGAAAACCGTGCCCTGAAAACTGGGGCACGTTTTAGTCAAAACTAAAAATTAGGAAAAAACTGAGTGTTGATCCTTTTTCGGATCGCGTTTATCATCCGCGCTCAAATTCAGTTTAGCGACTGAATGAGAGGACGAAAAAAAATCGCCTGTTAGCGCAGACGATTTTCAACAACTTTGCGTGGTTTTACGGACCACACCGGCGTTGTGCCGAACAGCTTCTTTGACAGGAAGTTGCCATTTAAACCACTGTGACGCAGGCATTGCACCTTGTGTCTCGTGGATGACAACGTGCCTTAGTTCCCGACCTAAAAAGGAACTGAGACGTGTCTCTGTGCCGAACAATTAGGAACAAAAGACGTGCCTATAGTATCTAATAGCGCCGATCCCGGCAACACATTTCCCGCACATCGCTCAAATAACGAACACAGATCTATCCGAATTTCAGGCTTCAATCTCACTCATATAATTGAACTTTCCCCACTACCAAAATCACTCACACGCGTTTTAAAATTTGCCTGCAACCTGGCTGGTTCAACGTCTGACTTCATCATCGTTAAGTCACTCAGAAATCTGGCTGAAGATGCAGGGTGCAGTATCTCTACCGTTCAGCGCGCTTATCGCTTAGCCGTCAAGCTGGGTATCCTCAGCTATGAAGAACAGCGAGACGTTAAAAATCATAGCGTCAGCAAGCCCAGTAAATACACATTCACCAGCAAAGCGCTGTCGTTTGTTCGTGCAAGTCTGGATGCACTGAAAGAGGCCAATCTGGAGCCTTCAGGACGTCAAACTATTGTAAGGAAAATTGTTGCTAAAGTATTCTTTAAAAACGATTTTCTCCACGCCACCCCTAGTCAAAATGAACAGCCCCCCCCTGGTCAAAGTGACCAACAAGAAGTAAGAGATCACTCCAGTAAAAGAAAAATACTAAATGGGGAACAATCAAATTCTGACACGCTGGAAATGACTACAGACAAGCCTGAGACGTCAGCGCCTGCTAAAAAGTTTGGTTTTTACCAGAATACACAGAAGCAATTGGCAGCCGCATCGTCAGCTGCATAGAACGAACGGCGCGCAGAAGAATTTCAGCGCAAAGGCGGAATACTGCATGAAGCGTATCAGTTGCTAAAGTCCAGTTTTAAAACTAAGTCCACTGGTGATCGAAGCCCAAAAAGCCGCCGCTATGTTGACTCGTTAAGCGGCGACTACTCAAACGTGGACTATGCGATCCCTGAAGGCTGGCGCGGCTGTTAGTCGGTAATTATACCTCCGGCTTTCTGGTAGGCATTGAGTAGCGTCTCAATGGCATGCGTTTTCTGACCATACGGCGATCCTGTCAGTGAGGCCCAGATATCGTTAGTTTTACCAATTGCCGTGCGGATACGTCCGGCCAGTACGTCCGCATAGGCACCCTGCTCTTTCAGCAGCTGATCGAGTAAGCGCTCTTGTGAGGCAGGACTAAAATCAGGCAGGTTCAGCTGTTTTTTGTAGGCAGGCCAGTAGCGGTAAAGCTGCTGATAACGGCCCGCTGCAGTGGATGCCAGGCCATGGCTGTTAAGCTCTTTTGCGCGGCGATGTGTAAACGGGTGATCGCTGAAGTCGGTAAAGACTTCGCCCTGCTTTTCGCCCAGCCCCGTTACAATGACGTCATAGCCATTCATACGGGTTAAAGGATGTGTGCTGGTGCCTTCGGAAAAGGCCAGCATGTCGCCAAAGGCTTTACGGTTTGGGGATTGATCCATTGTGGTTCCGCTCTCTGTATTGATGAAGAGACGGACTGTATGGAGTTTGTAATTTAGCGGGCTAAGGTATTGTTGAGCATTGTGCAAAAGGATACGATTATTTTCTTTTGCTCAATGGATTTGACGATTATGAAGGATTTTAAGTATTACATCCGCCAAGTTTTCCTAGCATTAGCTTTTGGAGCGCCAGCTTTTTATGCAGGTCTTGCATTTTTAGTTTGGCAGATCAAAGTTAATTATCACTTAATCCCATTGCTAATGTTCTTTTTTGGTGGTTTATGGAGTGCGTTCAAAGCTGAAAAGGAAGAAGGGATACCAGTAAAAGAAACTATTATATTTCATGTGATTATAGCAATAGTTTTCTATATCTTCGATACTTACGCTGAGGATTTCCCTCCCCTGTACAAAATATCAGATTTCGTGATAGATGCTGTTTTTCTCAAAGCATTCGATTTTTATTTGGATAAAAAATACAAAGATAAAAAAGGCAATAGTATCAATAACGAAAATGATGCTGATGCCGACAGCATCCCTAATCAGAAAAATGCTCTAAACGAAGACTTAGTAAATAATCACAAAATAGATGAAAACTTTGAACCAAAGCCTGAACCAGCATCTAAAAAAGAACTGGAGTTCAAGGAGGAAAAAAAAGAATTAACCCCACGATAAACCAAAAAAGTAATGCCGCTTATGCGGCATTACTTTATCTTACTCTCTTCGTTAAGAATCATGTCTTATAAGTGATTCAAACATAGCAAAGTTAATCCCCTTCCCTTCTCCAAATTCCTCTTCGATCTCCCCGGATACAGCAGTCAGGACGTCGGTCAGCGTCAGCTCTCCCCCGCCGAACATATCCCCCAGCGCCTGCTGCTGGTGTAACAGCTCGTCGTTGATCATCTGTGCCATCTTTTTAAACGCGGCCCCGATACGCTTCGCGCTGCGGTTGTTTGCCACGATAAACAGCGCTAGCGCTTCGGCCTCTTTGCTGGATTCTTCAAATAATCCCTGCTGCGCCAGTACTTCCTGTATGGCCTGTCCGCTATCTTTAGCCTGGCGCACCAGTTTGATAGCATCCTGCAGCGCGGCGATTGCCTGCTGATCGAGACCATCAACCGACTGTACCCCATCCACCAGCCCGGTGACGGCCTGCCGGTGTACGTCTCCGGATAGCATCTGCATCTGTGCAAACTCGCTTGCCGCCGTGTTGAGCGCTGTCAGGATATTGCGCATTTCCGGGTCCGGCTCTTCGGATACCAGCTTAACCAGCCGCTCGTCTTTGTAGGCACGGGCAAAGATCGCATTTTGCATACGGTCAATCAGCTGCTTCGTCGGGCGCCCGTCTTCGGTCAGCAGGCCTGCGGTCGCTGTATCGCCAATCTCTTTCATGAATGCCCGGATAAAGCCGTCGTTTGAGCGTGCCAGAAGGTTGCCGTCGTCGGACGGATTGAATATGGCCATCAGACGCTCGTCGAGCATTTCGGCATCGACAAATGCCTTCTCACTCGCCGCCATTTCCTGCAAGTCAGAGAGATTGGAGTCTTTTGCAAACTGCGCACGGTCAACGTCGGTGATGCGTTCACGCACCAGTACCGGCATATCCATCTGTTCGATATCCGACGCTTTAAGGCCGTAATCTTTTGCGTGCTCGATCAAATACTGGCGGTAATCGTCGGCCTGCCCTTGCTCATAGGCGCGGGTGATCCCCATCGAACGCCCGTTACCCGACTCAACCACGTTATCTGCGCCCACGATTGGCGCGCCGTGGCTGCTCATGCCTGAATCAGTCAGCTTTGCCGGTCGGAGGTTGCCCGCGATTTTGGATACCTGCACTTTACTGGTCAGGCGCGTGCGGTCGCGTGGCTGCAACTCAGCCGGAAAAAGCGGGTTAATGGTGCCATCGAGGTTATTGGAGATAATCAGGTGGCGTGCATCCACCACTTTAAACGCGGTCTTCACTTCCTGCCCTTTGCCGGTGACAACGTATGACGATCGCCCCGTTACGGTCTGCGCTTTACGCAGTGACCCCACCAGCCCGATCAGGGCAAATATGCTGCCAGCGTCGCTCAGCAGATTTCGTATTTTCTCATTCAGCATTTTGATTCCGGGAATAAAAAACCCCGCCGAAACGGGGTGATGATTAAGCAGCCAGGCCGCTGGCCGCTATCCAGCTGGCGGTCTGTTTTCTCGCGTCGTCGAGCTCCAGATAAACGCCGATGTAGTCACCGACGCGGCGCAGCGTCTCGACAAAATCCAGCTGCGCCTGGCTGGTGAACTTACCGGCCAGAAAGTCAGTAACCACTTCGGGAACGGGCTGATCTTCCTTCACGGGTTCGGGTTGTGGCTCAGTTACCGGCGCGGGTGCCGGTTCGCTGGTGGCGGGTGCTGGCGCAGCGCCATACCCCAGCTGGAGCATGATCGCCTCCATCTGGTCATTCAGATCCAGAAGGTCCAGCCCTTTAACGGTCGGGGCTTTGATAATCAGCTCGTCCAGCTGATCGGCTAAATCCAACTTTTGCAGTGCGGTTAAGCTCATGCGGCCACCCCGTTACGCTGTACGGCCACCAGCAGATCGCTCAGATGCTGCACGGCATCATTGACCAGTGATTCGTTTTCATCGAATACACCCGCGGCCGTCAGTGCGGCAATGGCCTCACGGACCTGGGTACGGCCAGCACGGATCACGTCTATGTCGTCGGTATCGAGCGAGGTCAGCCCCTGAAGGTAATCAATCGCCTTCTGCGCTTCGGTGTCTGCTTCCGGCACTGGCTCCGGCTCCGGCTGCGGTTCTGGTTGTGGCTCTGGCTGCGGGGCTGGCTCTGGCTCAGAGGTGTTTAATTCCTCAACCAGCGGAATACGCTTGCCGGTGATCATCGCGGCTTCTACAGCCTTCAGATACTCAGGGCTTTGATTAGTCTCCACATAGTCCGCCGCCTGCTTCATCTGCTCAATGCCATAACCAAGCGCTTCGGCCCAAGCATTTACCAGGTCAGACGCCCAGCCTACGAGATCGCCCAGGCGTTTCGCCGCTATCCAGAACGGGTCAGTATTTTCACGATCGTCAGTCACGTCGGTCTCTTCCTGCTTTGGTTCACCTGCTTCCAGGATCTGCAATCTGGCGTTAATGGCCTGATTGAAATAGGTCAGGTCTTCACCTTCCGGGTAGGCCACGCCAGTCAGATTTTTACGGGCAACCATGCGCACCTGTTTTGCGTAGGTGTCCGGGTCTTCTGAGGACATTTCCAGATACTGTGCGGCGTAATCGCTCATCTTGTCGGCCACAGTTACGGCCAGCGCATCGAGATCAGCATGCGTCGGGATCAGCTTCAGCTCAAAGTCAGCAATCTCTTTGTCAGTAAGCGGACGGTCGTAGGAAATGATGCCGTTACGCGCAACGCCGCTATATGGCTGGCCTTCTGCTGGCTGGTCGGCAACGGAGGCATATTCAGGCGGTACCGCGCCGATACCCACTGGCCGGTTTACCAGCGCATAGCGCCAGACGGCTGCGGGTGTGTCGGATTGAGGCTGTGGTTCTGGCTGTGGTTCTGGCTGTGGTTCAGGTTGTGGTTCAGGTTGCGGCTGTGGTGTGGGCTCTACTGGCGCTGCAGCAACGCTATATGGCTCTGCCGCGCCGGTGCGGTAAGCCTTCAGCAGTTTGGTCGCTGCTTTACCCATTTCCGCGCCCTGGCTGGATTTGGACAGCATTTCATACATGGTGCCGTCTGCCTCGGTAATAATCACCTTGCCTTTAAGCTCGCCGTCCTGTTCATAGCTGTGATAGCGGACCGTCGCGCCGTTGCTCAGCGTCGCCTGTCCGTCTATGTTCAGGCGCGCTTTAACCTGGATAGTGCGATCGCTGAAAGTGTCCGTGCTTGCAGGCTCACTGGCTTTCGCCTGCTGCAGTGCCGCCAGCTGGCCGGTAAGGTCGGCATTAATCTGGCGCTGGGCTGCGACTTTGCCGCGCAGCGTCTGCTCATTGTCTTGCTGCGTCTGCACGCGTGCGGTCTGTGTATCCACCACCTCCAGTAGTGCCGATTGCTGCTCTGCCAGCTTGTCCGTTTCCGCCTGGGTAGTTTCCACTTCGGCGCGCAGCTTAGCCTGGGCGTCCTTCTGCTTTGTGAATTTGCCGCTGTTCTTCTCGATCAGGTTTGAAAGCGCCTGCGTGACCTGCTGTAGCGACACATCCCGTCCGCCAATAGGGGCCACAATGTGTGTCACATCGCGCTTGTTGATCAGGAACTGGAACGCCACCAGCGTATCCTGATTGCGGATCTTACCGTTGTCAGCAGTTGGAGAGTGGAAAACCAGCGACACGCTTTGTCCGTCTGATAACGGGATCAGCGCACTCATAACCGGTATGCTGGCCACACGGCGCACTTTACCAATCACCGCGCCGCCCACGGTTTTTTGCCCGGTTGTATCCGCGCCTGCATCATCAGTACCGGCGCTGATATTGGTCCCGTTCAGGCCACGGTTTAACGCTTTCACAAAGGCGCGCATGGTCTGCGCCAGACGCATGCGCTCGGTGCTGATCGCCTCAAACATCGCACCCGGCACCAGGCTTTCATTTCCCAGGTAGGTGTGATCGATATCGTCGATAGTGGCGCTTTCCAGCATCATATCCGCGCTGCTGCCGGTCATCAGGCCGTCATAAACCGCCTGCGCCAGCACTGCGCCAGGTGTGCGGCTCTGGAGGTCCAGCACCATACGGTTGCTTAAAATCTCATTCATCATGCTGCCTCTTCCAGTTGGGCGATCTGCTCTTTCAGCTGGCGGGTGATCGCCTGCTCCTGATTAAGCTCGGTCTGTAAGCTGTCCGCTTTTTTCTGTGCCACGTCGGCATCCCGTGTCAGCTGGTCAGCTTTCGCCTGGGTATCTGCGATTCCCGCTTTGTACTCGTCACGCTGCTGGCGCACTTCGGCCAGCAGCTGTACCGACGATTTCACGCCGCGCTTTGGCTGCGGCGAATCGTCCTTACTCGCGGCGACGCGTGCCATCTTGCGCGCCAGCGCCTTCTGAAATGCCGTTGAGCCTTTCTTAAACAGCGCGGCCAGCTGGCGTCCCAGATCGGGGATTGTTGTGACGTGGGTAAACGGCACGTTTTTGCCGTTCAGTTTCAGGCCGGAAATGTCGCCGCTGTCGTTGACCTGCACGGTCATAACCTGCTCGTCCATGCCGGTAAGGCTGAAGGTTTTAGTGAGTACACCATCCTTTTTCCGGGCTGCGCCGGCGGCGGTGATTTTGGCTATCTCAAAGCCGCTGGTAGCGATCGCCTTTTTCAGCTTCGCCAGTCCCTTCTCGTTGAGTTCATCAAAGCTCAGCAGGACGTAAGTCTTAGGATTCGACACGATATTCTCCCTGCTCTGACTTGCTAAGCTGATAAGTTCTGGTGACGGTATCCTGCAGTGGGAAGATTCGGTAAAGCGGGTTCAGGCGGCTGTTGCCGTGGGTGACGCGCACCGTCAGATACCATTCACCCGGCTCCAGATAGCGCGTGTCGATCAGCAGAAATTCCTCACTCACGCCTTTGGGTGAGAGGTCGAGTGTGCGCTGCTTGCCGGAGATAACCACTGTCGGATCGTTACTGTCGCGCAGCCAGTACTCAATTTTTGCCCCCGCCAGTTTGCCCGCGCACGCAATGTTAAAGCGGACCGGGAACGCCAGCGCGTTGTCACGCACTACCGCTACACCGCAACTCAGTAATGCCACTTTTTTACGGGCAATTGCGCAGCGATCAAATACCATCGCCGCCGCCATCGCTGTAATAAACAGATTCTGGTAATCAATCATTGGCCGGAGCCTCCTTTTGACCCAAATACGCCGTTTATTGCCGCAATGAGTCGTTCTTTAAATACAGTTGAGAGTTCACGCCAGTTGTTGCTTGCAACTAACACGGCGAGGTAAATCACGATTTCGTCCAGTCCTTGCTGTCGCGCAAAAAAATAAGCCGTCAGTCCGGTAATCAGCGCCAGCACCAGCTCGGTGGTGAAATTGAATACATTTGGTTTGATCCGGTATTCACGTACTCCCAGCAGGAATACGCCTGTGCCGCTTAGCAAAGACAGTAGAAGCGAAACCGCGAGCATTTTTTCTACATCGGTCACATACCCCCCTTAGCACCTGGTAATCAGGTGGCGTGAGGGTACGGAGTCTGTAATTTAGAGAGGTAAAGAAAAACAGCGCCCGGAGGCGCTGTTTTGAGGGGATCATATTGCTGCTGGTGGTGAAGGCCAGGCAGATTCCGGCACGTTGCCGATATCGGTCTCTTTCAGCTGCCGGATGTAGGCCATCCACTCCACCAGCTGCACCTTGTCATTATCAGGAAGGATGCCAAGCGCCAGCTCCGCCTGCCAGTCACTGATAAAGGCCCGCGCTTTTGCCAGCAGTAAACTTCTGGTGCGCTCAGCCATTTCCTGCAGCTCTGCGGCAGAGTGTTTATAAGCCTCCACTTTGCCATTACGGTAAACCCACCCGCCTAATCTATCCATGCCTTCTGGAATACCGGAAGCGTCTACCTCTGCCACCCAGCAGTTGATCGGCCACAGTTTTGAAGCGTCCGTGTCAAAGCTGACTACCCGACCTGCTTCGTCGTACACAATTTTCATTGTGTCTGGTGAATACAGTTTTTGCGATTCATACCAGTCCTGACCGCTTTTGCAACGGACGAAAATAATATTCATGTCATTGAGCGACTGTAGTCTGGCGACCTCTACTTTTTCTTCGTCAGTGGAAGATTCAGTAATGACCGGCACATCCGGTGTGTATTTTTTAAATGGTCCAAAATTTAACATGTTCATCCTTACGCAAAGCCTGCTGTATACCAGCCACCGTTAATACAATACTGAACGCACCGCGCAGTCACGATGTCGATATATTGGTCCTGGTTGTCGTTCCTGGCAGACGTTATAACGTAGCCGCCCTCTTCAGACATACCGGGGCCGTTCCAGGTTGATGCTTGTTTAAAACCGGCAAATCTGACGGCAGTAACAAATCGTGCTGCCATGTAGTTATTGATAAATCCGCCCCAGACCGGACCATAGATATTTCCATCCGCATGCATGACCGACTGACCATTACCCGAATACACCACATTACCGGCAAAAAGATTACCACCAGCATTGATAGTTCCATTTGCTGAAAAGTTGCCACCTACGTTGACATTGTGGTTCATAAGGACGTCGCCATTCGTGCTATTAAAGCTGAACGGCCTTAGAGTATTAAACGCCCCATCCGGATCATTCTGGTTTGTGACCAGCATGTAATAGCTTGAGCCATCAAACCGGTGCAGCATTCCGACGCCTTTGCCACCAGTCGGACGTATGCGGAAGTCCGGATCTTCTGTAACTATTTTTCCATATACATAAAGTTTGTTCGCGGTAAGCCGGGCCGTTATAACGTTATTGGAATAGAAATCAAGAACGCCATCCGACGGGCAAACTAAACCGGTGTCCGAATCCCCAATGTTGATCGAAGCTGCAGAGCCAGCAAAAGCTGCCGTTCCAACGCTACCAATATTTATATGGTTTGATGCCCAAAATGGCCCCGTTACATAAGCGCCATTATTAAAATGTGCATCTTGATCAACTGTAAGCGTCCCCGTCAAATGCGACGCTGCACTGATATTAAGACGACCGGCAACGATATTCATGGTTGCCTGCCCCGTAACAGCCGCATCAGTTGCATCGACCAGAATACGGGCGTCGTAGTCATTCAGCTTCGCAGTTGATGAATTAAAGTCGATATAAGGGTTTGCTGAAATAAGGCTGACCTGGCCTCTGAACTCCGCAGCATTAGAAGCCCTTAATATATCGCTAACTTCCAGTCCGCCTTTTACCGACAACGCGATATAACTGGCTGGAGTGGCAGTATCCACACCGCCTATAATTGTCTGACCGCGCAGATAGTTTGGTGCCGTTCCCTGCATATACAGGTTCCACCGATTTAATCCTGCGCGTTGCGTCATCATCCCTTCAAACGCAAAGGCTGATTTAATGTTGAGATTGGCTTTGTCAAAAACACGGAACGACGACATTAGCCCTACAGTCGCGTTAGCATTAACAACTGTGCTGTTACTCCAGAACTCAACAACTTCCGGCACGTTTTGACCAGTGCTTCCGTCACCTACTGACATTTCCACACCAAAACCAATACCGCGAGTTGTCGCGTCTGCACCAATATTGGTGTAAGCCATTGCAGCAATCTGCGTCGCTCCTGTCAGATTGCCTTTGCCAGGTGCTGTGTTTCCAAGCGTCAGCATGCGTCCAGTACTGTCACTGCCACCGCCAAGTGCAAGGTGGCCTTTGTCGCTGAAAAGCGCGATATTCTGGTTCCACGTTACACCATTATTCCGGCTATCCACATCGAGGCGCAGGCTACTGCCCTCGCCTCTCAAGCGAAAGCCAGCTGCGTCTGCGTCACGATCAATGAATGAGACGGTAGGTGCAAAGCTGTTAACTGTGATCCCCTGAGTGCCATCACTGTTACTGCCCGTTACCACCAGCGCGGCATTGGTCAGATCGCCTACCGCTGTTGCGCCCTTCGCCAACACGTTTACCGGGCCGGTAAAGTCAGCTCCCCTGTTTACCGTGAGGTTGCCGCCGATAATCGCGTTGTTCAGGAGGTTCATTGTTGAAACGTTAGTTTCGCCCGTACCGTCGCCTGACAGGGTGAGCCATGTACTCGTGATTGAGTTACCCCACGTCACGGCATCGTTACTGTCTCTGGCCTGACCAAAATACCAGTGCAGCGTGTCATCTGACTTTTTGCCGCGCAGATAGTAGGCTTTGTCTTTAGTTTTGGGCTTCAGTTGCAGCGTAATTGCGTCAGCGGCAAAGAGTCCGGCTCCATCCGACGACAGGCCTCCACCACCGGTGATAGCCAGTCCGCCAGCACCCTGCAGTGTGGCTAAGCCGTCTCCGCCATTAAGAGCGAGGCGTGCAGTAACCACGCCGGTTGACGCACGCGCATCTATCACTATTTTTCCGCCGCCGTGCGTCATATTGGTAGTGGTAATGCCGCCGAGGATCCTGCCGCTCCAGGCATCACCACTTACTGCCGCCACACGGCCCACAATCTGCATGATGTCTGTTTCGTATGCCGGAGGTTTGTCATCCAGCTGGTCGGTCCGCAAAAATGTCATCGACGGTACAGACGGCTCAGAACGGATCACACCAATACGGTATCCAGCGCTGATTTGAGAACCGACGTCCAGATTTTTTGAGACCGTCAGCTTTGGCGTTCTGATATCGGTCAGCTTGTTCAAGCTGGTGATATCGTTGTTATCGCCTGCCTTTGCCGCGCCCAGATTAACCAGGTCCGCCAGTGTCATGCTGGCGCTGTCCATCACCTTCCGCCAGCCGTTTTTATCCGCACCGGCTGACAGCCCGGACCACGCCCAGTCGCCTGAAACTTTACCTGCCAAACGCAGATACATCACGCCACCTTGCGCCACCAGCAGCTGTAGGAGTGCAGCGTCGGCATCATATTTCCGGCGCATGTTGAATAGCTGGCCACGCAGTGTCTGCGTAGTTTTGCCAAGATCAACCGGACCGTCATTGAAGGTGCCGCTCAGTGTCCAGAAGGCATTCTGCTCAGTCACTGATACGTCGGCCAGTGAGGTGATTTTGCTGTCCAGTACCAGAGACGGCGCGCCCACACCAAACGCACCCACGGCCATCAGCGCACCCGGCGTCATATCCAGAGGGTTTGTCTGCTGGTCTGCCTGTGCGGCGGTACCGAGACCGAGATTTTCCCGCGCCTCCGGCACGTCCGGCAGATCAGCCAGATTCTCACTTGCAACAAGCTGTTTCTCGTTGACCAGCTGATCCAGCTCGATGTTTTTACGGAACATCGCTTTGTCGTGAATATCCGAGCCGTTATTGGCAATGACCATGTTTTTATCGATCATGCCTTTAAGGATTTTCAGCCCCTTGAGGTTAGCCGCAATCAGCTCATCGTCGCTGGTGTAAATCGAATCCAGCGTGATACCGACCTGCCGGTTGATACGGTAGTTGGTGACGATCATTGCCTGCGTAACCTGCGTGGTGCCAGTTGGCACAAGTACGCGGCAGAGCTCCAGCTGGTTCGGCGTCAGCGCAACTGAGATATCCTGCGCAAAGACGCGTGCGGCCTCAACTGTGGAAGTGATATCTACCTGATCTGTCTTCACGCCCAGCTTGTAGTTTGCTTCCAGCACGATACGGGTAGTTTTGCCCGCCACGACCGGCAACGTCAGATCGGCCAGGTGCTGTATGGTGATCTGGTGGGCGTTTACGTCGATTGAGGCCGCGCCCTGCCCGCCTTCCGCCCCTTTTGAGGTAACGACGACATTCATACCGGAACCGGCGACCGGCGCAAAGCCCAGGTAAAAGCCGGATCGCACAATGCCCTTCAGTTTGCGGTTTAAAGCGGAACTGGTGTAAGTCTCCAGGTACTGCATATCCGCCGACAGCGGTGCGGTGCCATATGCTTTCCCCGCCATAACGCCGATATCGGTAATTTCATTACTGCTCATGTGCGTTACGCCGTTTTCTGTTCGATGGTGACGATAAGACGGTAGGCCTTACCACGGAATACGGTGTCCTGCTGCAGGCATAGCACAGCAAACGCATTGCCGTCAGCGTCCACCAGCGTCAGCGTATTGAGATCATAGGCTTTGCCTTCCGGAAGAATGGCTTCATCCAGCTGAATGGTGATCGAGATATCAGCGCCCGTGCTGGTGAGGACCAGAGGCGTTTCAATGAATTTACCGGTAAGGTTGTCATTGCTGAACGTGGAGGGAATATCCGCGATGTTCCAGCCGCCAGCGGCGTTACTGCTGACCAGTGTGGACTTGCCCCAGTAGGCTTTCACCATCTGGAAGCGGGAACCCTTGCCGATGGAGGATTCAGCGCGACGGATGTAGTAATAATCCAGCAGCTTCGCTTTAAACAGCTTGCTGCTGACAGAGATAGTATCAGCCATAAAAAAAGCCTCTCAGAGTTAAGAGGCCAGAGGGTATGGAGTTCGTAAAATCCGATGGTCAACTACGCGACAAATTGCTCATAAAAAAGCGTGGCGATCGTGCTGTTGCCGCTGCCGTCGTCGGGCAGAGCCAGAACAAACTCTGGCATGCCGTCATAGGGAAACGCCATTGTCACGCTACTGCCGTCCGTGCTGGTGGCTGTGATGCCCTGGCTATTGCCCTTCTGAATGCCAACATACTGCACGCCACCGTCCGTGAATAACCGGGCGCGGCTGTCACTGGTAGCGCTGGCAATATCAATGGGCGCTGGCGCGCCATCAGGCCTTGCGAGGTAGTCATTGGTCCAAGCATCTGCAGCAAACATATCGTAGCGTTCGCAGCGCTTAACCTGGCGTAACGGCACGGCGGGAATATCGAACTGCTGCTGTGTGGCCATGTGCAGGTTTTTGATCTCCGACTGGAGATCGACGTAAGACAATTTGGCCTGATAGTCGATACCGGCGCTGATAAGCGTGATGTTTTCAGCGTCTGCGCTCATCTCAAACGAGATGAATAGCGCTAAGCCGTCAAACACGATGTGAAGCGGCAGCAGCGGCGCAATGATCCGGTCAAACTGGGTTAGCAGCTTCTGAACTGCAACATCCTGCTCCATGTAGCCATACCGCGTATATAGCTCATTCAGCGCCACCGAGATTTGCGCCCGTGACGTCAGGAAGAACTCGCCATATTTTGCTTCTGCAATCGCCAGGCCTTCTTTTGTGGTGAAGAAGGTGCCATATGGTGCCAACTCCTGATCCACCGGCGCATATAGCTCCTGCCAACTGACCGGCAGGTTATCGAACTCGCGCCAGAACGTAGAGGTGATCGGCTTATCGGTGCCTTTAAAATGCACTTCGTCCAGGCGCTGTGCCAGCAGTACGGGCCTACTGGTGTCCGTGGTCTCTGCTACGATGAAAAAGCGTCCATATTCGCTCATGCGCAGCGTCAGATCGTCCTTATTCATCGTGTAGTAGCTTTTGCGGTTGGTAATACGCTCCAATATCGGCTCTACCGCATCCTCGAAAATGCTCTGGAGAGTATTAGCAAACCCTGACCACAGCTCAGAGCCCTGCTTTTCTTTGGTTAGCCGGTCTTTTACCCAGTTTTTAATCATGGCCGTGCCTTACAGGTAGTTAATATCAAACGTAGAGTTAGCCACATCGAGATAAATAAAATCGTTCAACTGCAGGGCCGTTTTCATATCGTGCGGGGTCAGCTCATAGGAGATAAACAGGTTCAGCTCTTCAATCACGCGCCACAGGTCTTTTACCTGCACCTGTGAGAAGTGCTTACCGGCTGCAACGCCATTCTGATCGCTGTCGCCAAACGTTGTTGCATCCCGTCCGAACCGTGCCTCAAGTGCTTCCTGAACGGCTTTTTTAGCGTCTGACAGAATGACGTTCTTCTTCGCCAGCGCGGTCAGTGAGATCGTGAATGGCTCTTCCTGTGTCCGGACGTAGCGAAACTTCTTATTGATCTCATTCGGAATGGATGTGACAGCTGTCATGAGCAGGGTTTCAAGCTCAGCCTGCGTGTACCCCGGCTTGTGACCACAGAAGAAAATCGTGTTGATGTTGCTTAGTGACTTAATGCCGGTTGATAGCTCCTGTTCCTGCTCACCCCAGGCACTGATCCACGACATACCCGGTACAGCACGATTCAGAAAGTACTTGTAATCACCGCCCCACACTACCTGCTCGTCATAGGCCACGTAGTACTGTGCCCGGTTGCGCGTTTCCTCCGTGCTTTCAAAGCCGCTGCCGCCCGTGATTGGCGTCGTAGTCACGACTTCGATCTTGCTGTTCATGTCGGCAATATTACCCGCTGGCGTCAGTTTCTGGCCCTGCGTCAGAGTGGTGTCGCCCCGGCTGCACCACACATCCAGATCAACCTTACTGCCGGTCTTCGGCATCTTCCCGATCGCACCGTCACCAAAGCGCACGCCCAGCTGCTCAGAGGGTTTGTAAACCAGCACGTAATGCTGGCTTGAGCCACGGGACAGACGAAATAACGGGTTATTCTTCCACAGCGTTTTGTTCTCGTTTTCCGTCACGTAAACGTCCATTGAAACTGTTTCCTCCGTAATATCACGCGGCAGCATTACCGTATAAAACGGTGCTTCAGCATCAATTGCGGATGACACGTTGACGTGCTCCATCTGGCGGACGTCGTTCACTACGACGCTATGGCCAGCAGGTATAATCACCACATCGGTTGTGACATAGGGCAGCTGTGCGTTCGACAGGAACTCCGCGTAGATTGGCAGCTGAATGTCTTCATCTGTTTTATTGGTAATCTTCACACTGCCCCACGACGGCGTGATTAAGTGACCGAGATAATTACGGTCTTCGGCTGCGGCCAGAATGCTTGATCGCTTCGTCGCCGTTGAGATAAAACCCTCAGTCAGACCGCGCTCAGCGGTAGTCTGTGCGGCGTAGATGATCTGCGCGCCAAACACGGCCATCATCTGAATGAACTGGCTGTTGGTAAATTTTTTCCACCAGCTGTTCGCCTGTAGTTGTCCGTTAAATTTTTCCAGTAGCTCCTGAATACTCACAATTTACCCCGATTAACTTTTGTTCATGGACACGGCCAGCGGGCCGTAAGATGTAATGAATGTAATTTGCCAGGTATCGACATTTTGCGGCGCGCAGCGGATAGCACGCAGACCCAGACCAGGCAGATCGATACGCAGCTTGCGGATCAGCGCGGCCTCAATGGCAACTTCCGTTAAGTGGCCGGTTTCAGAGCCTACCGGCTCATGTTTGAAGTCCTGCATGGTGTTCCCCCATCCCGGCAGGCCATAAACGCTTCCCTGTGGCGTTCTTAACCATTCTTCCAGCCGGGCAAGCCAGGCATTAGATTCCCCGCTCTTTACCACTACGCCGCCCTGATCCACGCGCATAAGGCAGTCAATTTCGTTTTGCATGTGTTAGTCCTGCAGTAGGTCGTTGAGCGCCGGATCACTGATGCTCAGGGTTGATGATGTGCGTGGTGCCGGTTGCGCCGTGTTGACCACTTTGTCCGGCGCGGTGTCGCTTTTTTTCTTCGTGACGCCCAGCAGTGCTTCCAGCTGGGTGCGCATACCTTTCAGCTCCTTCAGCATGTCCTGATCGTGATTGCTGGTATCGCCGCTCATCATCGGGCGCATGCCGCTGCGCGGAAGATCGGTCACGTTCTGGATCTGTGCCGGGTGATTCAGAAGCGGTTGCTGTGCAGGTCTTGTCTGCGCCGCACTGCTGCCGCTCAGGTATGACTTACCGGCGCTGGCCAGCGTCTCCGTTCCGCTGTCGAGCCAGCCACCAGCTTTGCTTGTAAGCGGAGAAATGGCGCGCAGAATGCCCGGATCAGAAATGCCTGCCTGGTCCAGCACGCTGCTTACCATGTCGTTGCCGCTGAAGCCCCCAAGAGTCTGACTAAAGGTGTCGCTGATAGCGGGCATTATCGAGGCGCTGACGGCGTTTACCCCGTCTCTTGCACCGCCGAGCATGCGATCAAATAGGCCGCTCGCTTCTGGTGCTGCAGCTGGTGAACGGGTACTGGCCACAGTGATCGGCGTATCAGACGTGGCAGAGCCGGGACGGGCGCGCACGCTGTCGGTTGAAACGTGAGATGTGGCGGCTGGACGTGAACGGCTGGCTATCTGGTCCGGTGACAGTGCGGCCAGCTGGAGGCCTGCCGGGAGTGATTCACCAGCAGGCAGGGACAGGCCGCTGGTGGGACGTTTACGGGACATACCGGCCACACCCAGTGATTCAGTCGCGCCCTGCACTTTGCCGTCAGCCCACTCATTAAGCGCTTTGACCTGGCTCCATGCGCCAGCGCCGGCGTGTTTGATTTTCTCTACTGCGCCGCTGGCTGGCTTGTTCTTGTCGGCTTCCTTTGCTGCAGCAACCTGCGAGACCGTAGGCGCTGTCGTGGCGACTGCTGGCACTGCTACTGCGGGTGCTGTCACAGGTGCGGAAATTGGTGCAAGTGCGGCGGCAGGTGCCACCGCGCCCGCTGTCAGTTTCACCTTTTCGCCAGCAGAATAAAGTGAGTCCGCTGCAATAGGTGCCTGCCCCTGCTTCGCACGCGCTTCATTCACAGATTTCAGGGACTCATCGCTAAATTTCCCGCCGACCCATTTACCATTTTCATTGTGGCCAATGGCGTTCATCATGAAATCGTTCGTGACCTGCGGATTGCCGCCCTCGATAGTGGCAATACCGCGCATCATCTGCGTCATGACTTTTGGATCTTTCAGATTCAGCTGCTCATCGCCACGCACGCCCAGCTTTTTAGAGAGCGAATCCACGTACTGTGACGTGTTGTTTTCGCTCTCCGGCGCGTACAGCTTGATAATGTCCTGTACGGTATTCAGTTTTTGGTATCCGGCAGCTTTAGAGGTGCCTTCTGAATAGCTGGTTAGCTGGTTCGCCAGCGCCCTGAATCCTTCCTCCGGCGTGTTGAATTTGGCAAATCGCGCTTCGCCTTTGCCGTTTTTGGCCTCCAGGCTTGCGCCCTCTTGCCCGACATAGTTCAGGTTGCCAAAGTTGTTGTTGCGGAAAGATCGGACCTTCGCATTTGCGCCACCCACATTAAGATCAGCGCCGATGCTGTTTTTCGCAACGTCGGCATAATCAGCGGTGCTTTTGCCCTGCGTACCTACGCCGTCCTCGCCCCACTCGCCACCCTGCAGCTGTGAACCCAGGCGGTTAATTGCCGTGACGGTTTTGGTAGTGCCATCGGTGATCGCTTTCGTCTGTTCAGCGCTGGTGCCGGTTAGCTTGTCATATACGCCCGACGCACTGGTTGAGAAGGCGCTGAACATGTCACCTACCTTGCTTAGCCCCGAATCCAGCCCCTTAGCTATATCGCCGGTATCAAATGTAAGTGATTTCGCAATCCCGTTCATACCCAGCGCAGAAGCGCCGGACGCCAGCAGGCCGGACGCACCAGATACCAGTCCGCCCATATTCAGCACGTTGGCGGTGGTGTACTCGCTCCTCTGCCTGCCGCTGATGGTATCGCCTTCTTTAACACCAAAGGCTCTCTGCTGGCCGTCTGTGTCGTTGTACCCTTCGTATGCGTCCATGCCCGCGCCGATAACGGTCCCGACCAATGGGATCGCTTTAAGCGCAGTTTTACCGGCGACTTTACCGGCAACTTTCAGCCCTCCCTTTTCCGTTGTTTTCTCAGCTGCAGTCTGAGTAGCCTTCTCGCCAGCTTTAGACACTTCTTTTCCAGACACACCGCCAGCGGCAATAGTTGCACCGGCAGCAGCAGTTGTCGCCGCTGCACCGGCGACCGTTGCAGCCTTTTTGCCGCCTTTCAGCACTTCCATTGCCTTTGCCAGCAGACCTTTCTTTTTCGGTTTTGGCTTGGGTTTAGAGGCATCCGGCTTGCCTTTACCGTCCGGCAGCAGATCTCCGGCTACGTCAGCCACATCAGCAGCAGCTGACAGAGGTCCGCGTTTACGGCCGCGGCGTTTACGCCTGCCCGGAATCAGCGAGTCCATCAGCCCGCCAGCGCCTTTACTGGACGTATGAGACAGCTTTTTGACTTCCTCGCGCACGTCGTCCAGAGCATCCACAATGCGATCGTCATTGGCGGCGATAACTTTGGTTTGTTCCTGCGTGACCTGGATAGCCTTAGCCTGTTGAGCGTTTTTAAAACCGTCTGCGGATTTTGGCTTACCGATTGCTGGTGGCGTTCTGGCTTCGGTAGTCACAGGTGGATGAATTAATGGAGGCTCCATTTTCAGCGCAGCGTTGCCTTCCGTTTTACCCTGCATGAAGTTTTTTAGCGTAACGACGTTCTTACCGACTTCGGCAGAAATGTCATACATGCCTTTACCCATCATCCAGAGCGGACCACCAGCAGCCGTGCCAGCAATGTCTGCGCCTGAAGACATACTATCGCTGTTTGTTTCAGTGGCAGATTCCAGCATGCTCCCCAGTGATCGGAAAAATCCCTGCTGTTGTTTTTGCTCAGCGCGGCGCGCATTTTTTTCCTGGGTTTCAGCTGACGCAGCGGCAGAATCTGTACGTGCTTTAAAGCGGCCCCCGGCATCACGACCAGGCGTGTTACCCCCAGCCGTACTGGTTTCAGACTCCACTTCTGAATCAGCTTTCGACTGACGAACAGAACGTACATTTCTGACACTTGAAACGCCACCAGCAACACTCAAGCTCGTTTTTTTATTACCTTTTAAAGGTAAATTTTCTTCACTTACCTGCCCTTTAGACTGCCTCCAGTTATCTAAAGACACGGAGTTTTTGTTTTTATTACCTTCTAAAGGCGATTTATCACCTTTCAAACGCCTTTTTTTGACGCTTAAAATGTCATTTATTTCTGTAGGTAATTTTATTTTACTTTCTGTCTTATTTTTTCCCTTTAAAGCGTCATTTTTATGATGGATTTTTTCTTTTCTTTCTTCACCTACTTGCCGGGAAAGGGATCGTGTAACACGCACCCCTGTAGTCTCCTGGCGGTTATTCAAGTGTTGAGAAGGGCGTAATTTTGATATTTCCTGACGTATAAGAGCCATTTCCTTTAGTTGGTCACGGCTGGCAATCTCAATTGCGTCAATAATCTGGTTAAATTCCTGGAAATTCTTCATTCAGATCCGCTTCTGCTTCTTCTCAATTGTTCTGTGAGCGTGTTGTTCATCTGAATAGCGCGCCATAAAGGTAGTGCGTCAACGTCACCTACGGGCTGGCGGGCTGTCAGCGTCAGGTTGTCAATGATGGTTAGCCATCCACTGAGGTGAAAATCGTGGAACAAAAAATCCAGAGCGAAATGGGATAAACAGTTGAGTCGTGTTCATCTGCATGCCCTCCTTTTCGCAGGCGCATGGCGGGAGCAGAAGACGAACCTCACCCTGTGTGATTTGCATCAGTAGGCCATGCCGGAGATTGCGCTGCATCAGCTGAATGTGAGCCACCAGCGGCGCGAACTCGAGATCGGGAACCATGCTTTCCAGTATGTCGAAGCGGCGATTTGCGGCCTCTTCATAGTCTTCCGGATCGTCATCTAACGCGGTGCAAAGCGCGAACTCCGCGATGCGCATGCGCATAATGGCGGCTTCATAATCCAGAGCGTCAGCATCCGGCAGACCGGCGCGCATACGCTCCAGCATTTCCTGCCCGCGCCCGGTCAACGGCTTAAGTGTCCACTCAGTCGGTACACCATTGACCGGGACATTGACGCGCTCATAGGGCGCAATGGTCAGCAGCTCAACGGTCTCCGCCAACTCGCCCAGATCAAAGTCATAGGTGTGAAGCTCCTGGCAGTGCTCACAGCTGTAGTGAAACGCCTCCAGGTTATCAGCGCGGCTGTTAATCATGATCCACCACAGCGCTGTGCGTCGTTCCTGTGCGGTCCAGTCGCGGCTATCATCAATCGGGCCTTCCTGCAGTGCATTCAGGTATTCCGTAACGCGCCGCTCGTCGCCGAGCACGTCGGGAGAGCAGTACTTTAGGGCGTCTTTGATCACGGGCTGACGGAAGATGATTTCAGTAGTAGGGCGCGACGCCAGCGGCAGTGGAGGAATGATCACTGTGTTGTCCTTCAGAATTTAATGAGGTTTGATGCGGATGATTGAACCTGGTTTGTAATTCCCCCGGTTACTCCTTTCAGCAATCCGTTTGCGAGACTTCCGGCGCTGGTGTACTTCACGAACGTCACCGGAATGGTGGCAAACTCGCTTACGGCATCACGGGCGCGGGAAATCTCACCGATCGTAGTGATAAAGCCTTTCATTTCCTCTTCCAGCGTGGCGCGACCGTCCTGTGAGACGCGATAGATCCGGATGTTAAGCAGGTAGGCTGGCGGCAGATTAAAGGTGCCGTCTCCGTTATGGATCCGCGCACGACGCTCCTTAAACTTCTGGAGAAGTTCGCCATCCTCGTTATCACGAACGGTCATCGAGACAGAGCCCGCCGTAACGTGAGTGGGCTTCACAAACTCGTTACCGCCAATCAGCTTGCTTTCAGTCTCAACATTGCCCGTGCTGTAGGTGATATCTTTCACGTACATGTCCACGCGGGAGAAGCCGTCTATCTCGATGTTCCACTGCCAGCCCTGCGCATAACGGATGCGCATAGCCATTTCAAGGATGGTTTTTGCATTGGCCAGTTCAGGTGGCAGACCGCCATACGATGCGCCGGCGCCGCCGCTCATGCTGGCGGAGGCACGGGATAGAATGTTGGATATCAAATTGCTTCCGGCCTGTTTGGCCGTGCTGGTGGCAAAGCCTTTGATGTTCCCAGCCAGGCCGTTAAAAAAGCTCATAGCGCCCCCTTACCACGTGCTCATTGCGGGAATGATTGCCCGGCTTGCGGAGATCTGCATTTCCAGATCGGTTTTACGCTGGTGGAGCGTTGCCTCGTCCGGCAGAAAGGATGCGTCAAACTTCCCGGCGATGTGCAAACGGCGCAGGCGCTCTACGTTCGGGATAGCGATCAGCACTTCCAGGTAGTCTTCAAGCAGCCCGGTAATGTCTGCCGGTAACTGCGTTTCTTTGTAATCGCAGTCGCGGATATTGCGGAAGTAGAGCAGGGTAAACGGCCATTTCTCGCGGCCAGTCAGCTCAAGCTCAATGGTTGAATCGTAGGGATCGGCATATACCAGCGCGCCATTGAAGTCGTTCACGTTTACCAGAGACAGGTAATCAGACGGAAAAGGGAGGCTTGCGCCCCCCGTTTTCTCAATGCGTTTACGGCCTGGTACACCGGCCCGATCCTGATAAACGCCGAGTGCCTGGCGGAGAAGGCTGGTTAACAGCTCTTCTTCATCCACCAGCAGCGTCGTGAAGCGCGCTTTGACGGCCTCAAGCAGTTCGACCGGCGTCATGATTATTCAGCCCAGTTGTACACAACGCGCAGCGGCATCTTCACAGCTGCAGTGGTGTCTTCAGAGCCAAAATCCACGGCATCCGAATACACCTTACAATGCAGGTAACTGCGGGTCAGGCCAGCGCTATCACCGCTGTTAGACTCTGCTGCAGCAGCAAAAGTGAGATCCACATATTCCTTGTTAAGCACCATCTTGCGGACCGCTGCAAACACGTCGCCTTTGATGGTTTCAACACAGGTCATCTGGAACTCACCAGAGTTCTTAATGGAACCATGCTGATTGAATTTCATGCCACCTGGTGCCACGTCTTCCACGTCCTCACGGGCCATTTCCGGCAGCTGAGTGGTACGGATCAGAATAGAGAGGTTTGGGTAGCCTTTAACGGTCATCCAGTACTCAGAGCCGATAAGTTTTTCACCCGCGGCAAGGTTCTGGTTAAAGCGCTTTTTCAGAAAAGCCGTGTCGGCTTTCGTGTTGGAAAATCCGGACATTATTTGTTCCTCAGATAAACATATATGGAATATCAGACTGGTTCTGGACGCTCAGGCCGGAGCACTGAAGCGTGACGGTGTTGTGTGTGTAATGCCCGTCCGCAGTGCGTGGCGCGTCCAGCTGGTAGCCGACGCTTCGGATCACCACGTCCATCAGCTTCAGGCGACGGCCAACGTCCATAATCACGGGGAGAGGACGGCGGCCACCCGGCAGCGCGGCGTTCAGTTCAGGTGAGGCCATCTGCTGCAGGGTCATGATCGCGTCCATCACTTCCACCTTTGCGTTCATCGTGGCCATCAGGTCTACAACGATGCTGAACTCAGGCGGCTGCTGGCCTTCCCAGATAAGCAGGGAGTTGAAGTCCGACTTTGATGTACTGCCGCTCACCGCCTGTACGCCGCCCGCCAGCTTGCCGCCAGCAGCACTCACTGCACCGGCGACGCCGCCCAGTGAGTCGTTGGCAAACGGGGATTCCCACATGGATTCAATGCTGGCTGTAGAGCCTTCCCCGATGTAGCCCACAACCATCGACGTTTCTGACGTGATATAGACTTTCAGGAAGGGGCTGACTCCATCCGGCATGATTGCACCGCAGATCATCGCGCTATCCTCATTGCAGCCGGGAATACCCGGCTGCTATCCCTTACAGGCCGCGCTTCTTACGCAGTTTCATCGACTTTTTACGGTGCGCATTTGCCATTGAGCTATGCGCCTTCGTGCGGGCCTTTTTCAGCGCCTGTTTCTGGAGCGACGTCATGCGGCGCTTCTTCGGACGCTTGCGGATCAGCGTAACTACGCCGTCGCGCACAGCTTTGAAGGTCGCTGATTCCAGCATGGCTTCGCCGCCTTCACCGCCAGCCACGGTGTAATCTGCGATCGCTTCGTCATCGTCTGCCAGGCCGGAAAGCGCCTCGAAAACGCTCTCAGCGGCGCTGTCGTCGTCGTCGTCGATCATGCTGGTGACGTCATCTTGATCTGCACCCAGGGCAACGGCGGCGTTCGCCAGCTGGCCCAGCGCGTCGTTGAATGCGTCTACCTGCTCATCATCCAGATCGTCGTCGTCAGACAGTGAATCCAGACCGGCCAGCACCAGTGCCAGCGCTTCAAAGCTGTCAGAATCGGCTTCGCCATCGGCCACCCAGCCCGCAAGCAGGGAAGCGGCTACAGAGCGGGTATCTTCGCCAGCGCGACGTTCTACAGCCTCAAACATCGCCACAATGCGCGCCGATGCAGCGTTGCCTAAACCCGCACTTTCCAGCATGGAATCTTTTACGGCTGGCTCTTCAGCCGGAGCTGGTGCTTCGAATGCCGCACCCAGCAGACCATGCGCGTTGTGATTAAAAATGTTGTTCATAATTTCCTCTATTAACGGAACAGCGTTGGCTTGCCGACGATTCGGCGTGAAGAGCCGGTAGGGCAGACAGACCAGGATGCTTCCCACAGGTCGATATCTTTCTGCACGACGGAGACAACGAATGGCTGGGTGCCTTGCGTGACGTCACGCGGCTTAACCAGTGCTTCAGCGGCAACAAAGCGCTCCAGAAGGTCGGTTAAGCCGTCAGTCAGGCCTTTGAAGGTAATACCGTCCGGTTCATGCTTCAGCGCTTCTGCCACGTCATAAAAACCGCGTGCGATCGCGTTCATCAGCGAACTGATGTGCTGCAGGCGCAGGTAGTTGTTTTTGGCGAACGTGGTCAGGGAGTCGTCGATATACATGTTCCCGGCTTTGTCGAGGCTGACCGGGTTGATGCGCGCAGTGACAAATGCTTCGCGGTCGATCTCATCCAGGTTCGGGATAGGCTTGATGTTCTGACGGTTGATGATTGCGCGTGACACGCCAGCCGGTGAGTAATGCCAGCCGCCGACGTCGGAGACCAACGCCACACCTTTAGCTTTCGCCACAAACGCATCACAGGAGATACCCCAGTTAACGTTGGTGCCGGTGAATGCGTCGCGGGCGGTATACGGCCAGTAGTAGCGTGCTGGCTGGTGGGAACCGCCGAGACCGTGGCTCAGCGCTTCGGCCATTGCTGCTGCCGACAACTGCGCACCATGCACGTCATAAAACATGTCGGTACGGGTGTCTTCAGCCAGCTTGACCAGCGCCGCGATCACGGTCGGGTCATAGCAGCCCAGCGACAGCACCGCCGTCCAGGTGAACATGGATTTACGCAGGACAGTCAGGGCTTTGGTGTAGTCCGCCGTGGCAATAGCTGACAGGTCGCCATCAGTGCCGCCGCTAAACTGCATATCTTCGAAGCCTTCGGTGATCTGCTGCATCTGGGTTTCAACGTCATCCGCTACAAGAGCGCGCAGGCGAGTCGAGCCATTTTCCAGTGCGGTTGGCAGGAAGGCAGGCGATCCCATGTCGCTGGTGGCGTTGGTATTGAATGAAATCTGGTGAGATTCCAGCACTGACTCACCACCAGCTGCGTCAATTTCTTTCAGCGTCAGGATGTAGAAGCCCGGTGCCGTTGTGTCTGCTTCCATGCTCAGGGTGCGATTAGCTGAAGCGTCGCCATCCTCGATGTAAATCATCGCCGCAGCGCCTGCCGCCAGAGCCGGATCGGCTGACGGAGCAAAGTTGCTGGCCACAACGCTCAGCTGCTGCATGGTTTTGTCAGCCATCAGAGACAGGGCAGGGATCTTCATACCCGGTGCAGCCACGCGAACAAGATAGCCATCACCGCCGTTAACGGCAGTCGCTACATGGCGCAGTGGTTCAAATGCAGCGCCGCTGCGCGGATGAATTGCTGCACCCAGCACTGACTCATAGTTATCAGCGGTTACGCGCAGGACAGCGCCGATTTTGCCGCGGCGGGCAATGACCAGACCGGCAAAGACGGACGCGCCGCCAGATGCAACGGAAGTCGTCGCATCAGCGTTGACTTCCTGCACCGCAATGCCGGACGCCTGGCCCACAGAAAAACGAATCTTATTCATGTGAAATTTCCATGAAATGCCCCCTTAACGGGGGCGTTAAGGGGGATTAGCTGCCGGTACCGGTGCCGGTTGCCGCTGCTTCAGGTGCGGTTTCGCCTTCGATCTTCATACCAGTCAGCATGCTGTA